TTCTTTGCCCCTAACTCCTGGTGACCAACTTTATGCAATCACAGGAACAGGCTCTCACTTGATTAGTTGGATGAAGATTTATTAATGCCATACTTTATTACCGATAAGGCAAATGGTTGTACAGGTTGGGCAACTGTGAAAGAAGATGGCGAAGTCATTGGTTGTCACAAAACCAAAACTGATGCTGTTGATCAAATGGTGGCTGTTTCGCTTGCTGAAGACATTGAACCTGGCGGTGAACTAAATAAGCGTGAACTGCGTGTAGACAGTGTTGCCCCACCAAGCTACATGAGAGCTGCCGCAAGGCGTGGACTCAAGTATTACGAAGAAGGCAAAGGTGGCGCAGGTCTTGTTCCTGCAACCATTCGTGAAGCCCGTGAGATGGCTGCTGGTCGTGTATCGGCAGACAAGTGGGTGCGTATCTCAGCGTGGATTGCCCGCCACCTACCAGACCTTGATGCTCCAAAAAATAAAAACGCTACTGACCCCGCCTACCCTGGTGCTGGTTTAGTCGCACACCTGCTTTGGGGTTCTGGGCCAACAAAAAGGCAAGCATTGAGAGCAAAACAGTTTGCTGATTCAGTTGTTGATAGACTGAAAGCATCAAGTGAAAGAGAAGAAATGACTGATTCAGAACAACGAGCCGACATCGGCAGTATTGCTGTTGGTGATTGGGTTTCATGGACTCCACTATTGGAAGATGATGCTGAGTATGGTCAGGTCGTTGAGCTTGCCGGTGTGCAAGCAGTAGTCAAGTGTTTTGATGATGAGAACAATGTTTGGTTTGAGTCAGATGAAACTTCACTTGTGATGATTGCAGATCTAACAAAGATTGAGCCTTTGATCAACACGAACATGATGGTCGAAGATGACTCTCAGCGTTCAAAGTGGGTTAGTGCAGCTTGGGCTATCAAGGCTCGTATCGAGAACCTAAACCCTGAAGCCCGTTCTGTTGGCAAGTATGAAGTTCGCACTCAGGCATCAAACTTTGAAGTTCGCAACACAGACGACAACATGACCATCAGCGGTTATGCTGCTATCTTCAACAGCCCATCAGAGCCACTACCTTTCATTGAGCGTATTGCACCAGGTGCTTTTCAGCGTTCACTCAAGTCACGCAACGAAATCAAGTTGCTGTGGAATCACGACTCAGGTGAACCGTTGGCTTCACTTCGTGGTGGCGGTCTACGCTTGTGGGAAGACGGTAAGGGTTTGGCTTACGAAGCAACCATCGCTAACACCACTCGTGGTCGTGATGTTGCAGAACTTATTCGCTCAGGTGTCATTGATGCCATGTCTTTCGGTTTCAATGTGATCAAAGATTCATGGGATCAGTCGGGTAACCGCACTTTGGAGTCTGTCAGGATTCACGAAATTTCAGTCGTTGCGTGGCCGGCCTATAGTGCTACTGCGGGAACGGTTTCTGTTCGCTCTATCGAAGGTGGCATTGACGCTGAAGCTTTGGCTGACGCTCTGCTACGCCTTGAGTCTGGCGAAGAACTAGAGTCAGCTCACGCAGAACTGATCAAGGATGTTGTTTCAAAGTTGGAGAAAACGCCAGAAGTAGAAGAAGTATCTGGCAACATCTTAGACTTGAAGCAGAAACAACTTGAACTACTAATGAAGAGAGTCTAATGGCTACCAAAGAACAAATCGTTGAAGCGATCCTGAAGGTTGCAGGTAACCCTGCGGCTGGAGTTATCAAAGACTTGGCTGGCGATTTTGCTGATGCCATCGTTTCCCTTGATACACCTGTAGGCAAAGATGCCAAAGAAACTCGTGTTGTCAAGGTAGAAGAAACTCGCTAACTTCCCTTCTAGCGAGTTTGCCCCCACAGGTTTAACCCCTTTTCCCTGTGGGGGTTCGCTATTTCTGTAACGAATGTTTTTTGTTCTGTAAACTTTTAGGTGTAGTTGAGTGTTAGCACCGCTACCCTGTCTGTTGAGTGTTAGCACCGCAGAGTTTCCAATCAATTAACTTAGGAGATTCAATGTCTGAATTTGCAAAATTTCAGTCAGAAGCTCGTGCTAAGGCTTGGGAAGCAGCAAAGTCAATTCTTGACCGCGCCGCTGAAGAGAAGCGCGACCTTTCTGCTGAAGAGAACGTTCAATACGAGCGTATTTCTGCTGAACTTGACGAGCGTGCATCGCTTATCGAAAAGGCAAACGACCTAGCTGCCCGCGAAGAGCGTGCCGCTGAAGCTGCTGCTTCGTTCATCCCATCGAACACCCGTTCGGTTGATGAGAACGATGTTCTTCGTGCTATCGCTATGGGCGAGTCACGCGGACACGAGTTCATGTCGGAAAAGCGTACCATCGTATCGAGCGACAACACTGTTCCAAAGTCGTTCTACAACCAGGTATTCCAGATTGCTCGCCTTGCTGGCCCAATGTTGGATGTTTCTGATGTTATCAACACCACTTCGGGTGAGAACCTAACCATCCCAACCCTTACTGCTCGTAGCACTGCCACGATCAAGGGTCAGGGAACTGCCATTGCTGAGTCTGAGCCAACCTTCAGCTCAATCACTCTTGGTGCTTTTAAGTACTCGTTCCTTGTTCCGGTTTCTAACGAACTACTAACCGATGCAGGTTTCGACCTTTCATCGCTTATCGCAGAACAGGCTGGTAACGCTATTGGTTTCGCCGTGAACAACGGTCTAACCAACGGAACTGGCACTCTTGAGCCAACCGGTATCCTAACCGCTGCATCGTCTGCTGTAACTGGTGGAACTGGTGTTTCTGGTGTTCCAACCTATGAGAACCTTGTAGACCTTGTTTACGCACTAGATGGTCAGGCTCGCCTACTACCTGGTGTTGGTTTCCTAACTGGTAAGTCAGCTATTGCTGCTATCCGCAAGATCAAGGATGGTGCAGGTAACTACATCTTCACCCCTGCTACTGCTGGTCAGCCTGACCAGATTCTTGGCTACCGCCTAATCGAGAACCCTGCTATGCCAGCTACCGCTGTTGGTGCTAAGTCGGTTCTTTTCGGTCACCTACCTTCATACAAGGTTCGTACCGCTGGTGGTATCAAGGTTGCACAGTCTAGCGACTATGCATTCGACAAGGATCTAACCACCTTCCGTGTCACCATGCGTGTTGACGGTAACCTAACCCACTCGGCTCACGCTGTTTGGTTCAAGGGTGGCGCAAGCTAAACCTTGCCCTAAAACTGGAAACCCCCTGGAGTTGCGTAGGACTCTGGGGGGTTTTCTTTTGCTAGGATTGTGTTACTACGAAAGGCGCAAAAATGGGTTCAAAAAAAGTGGTTACTGTTTGGTCTAACAGCCCTTATCAGCCAACTGGTTATGGTGTTCAAGCAGGTTACCTTGTTGACCGTTTGAAACGGGATAAGTATGCTGTGGCCGCATCATCTAACTATGGTTTGGAAGGTAACAACTCAACCATTGATACCCCGTATGGGCGTATCCCACATTATGCCCGTGGCATGGAAGCCTACTCAAACGATGTTGCTCCTATGCATCACGCACATTGGTTGCAACAGAACCCTGATGCTAAAGACTTGTTCATCACTTTGTATGATGTGTGGGTTTTGAAAGGTTCTGCTTGGGATAGGATGAGCAACATTGCGTCGTGGACACCGTTGGATCATGTGACGCTCCCACCACGAGTTGAAGCATGGTTGCGTAAACCTAATGTGACACCGATTGCTATGTCACCGTTTGGTATGGAGCAGATGCAAGCTAAAGACATTGATTGTTTGTATGTGCCACACGCCATAGATACTTCTGTAATGAAACCAACTTATGAGATTGCTGGTAAATCTACCCGCGAGTATCTTGGTTTCGGTAAGGATGACTTTGTTGTTGGCATGGTTGCAGCTAATAAAGCATCTGGCCTTGTTCACCGCAAAGCGTTTAGTGAGAACATTCTGGCTTTTAGTATCTTCTTGCAAAAACATCCTGATGCAAAACTTTATTTGCACACTGATCCGTTGGGTTCTGCTGGTGGTTGGAATCTGCTCAAACTGTTGGAAGCTGCTGGTATCCCTGATACTGCTGTTCGTTTCCCTAACCTTGTCGAATACAAGTATGGTATTCCGCGGGAGCAGTTGGCAGCGTATTACACTGCTATGGATGTGATGCTTGCCCCATCTTATGGTGAAGGGTTTGGTGTTCCACAAATGGAAGCACAAGCTTGTGGCACTCGTGTTATTGGTTCTGGATGGGCTGCATCCCCTGGGCTACTGTCTGACGATTCGTTGCTTGTTGAAGGTCAACCAACGTGGGATAGCGGCCAAGACGCTTGGTGGACTGTGCCACTTGTGCCATCTATTGTTGAAGCATTAAATGTTGCTTACGAGAAATCTCGTGAACGCTCATTGGTCAGCATTGACTTTGCTAAAGACTTTGATGTAGAAACTGTTTGGAAAACGTATTGGACTCCTACTTTGAATAAATTGTTCGCATGATCCCCGTAATAGGTTTTGCAACAGTAAAACGGTTTGACCTAGCTGACCGGCTTGTAGCATCTATTGATTACCCTGTTGAACACCTTGTTGTTATTGACAACTCTGGTACAGGTGACTACCAGCCACCACTAAACGACTTTATAAAGCACGTTTGGGTAATGCAAATGCCTTACGGTGTGGGTCTTACAGGTGCATGGAATCTGATTGTAAAGTCAACACCTTACGCCCCGTATTGGTTGTGCATCAACGACGATGCTTGGTTTGAGCCTGGTTCCTTAGAGAAGATTGCAGCTGAATCTGACAGGTCAACTATCAACTTTGCTAACTGTGTGCCACATTGGTCTTGTGTGATCTTTGGCGAAGCCGTTGTTGAAAAGGTTGGCCTGTATGATGAGCGTTTCTACCCACTCTATTTTGATGATAACGACATGGAACGCCGTATTGAACATCACGGCTTTGTGCCTAAATGGATTGACGCTAAGGTTCATCATGACAACAGTTCTACTCTCAACTCTGGGTTTCAGGATGCTAACGGTAGAACCTATGGGGTCAATCAAGCTTTGCTAAATCAAAAGATTGCTGAAGATGACTTTAGCCAGGGTAACTGGAGTTTGAACATTAGAAGGGGTAACCGGTGGGATTAGTTTATACAGGCGGAACATTTGACTTATTTCATGCAGGTCACGCACGTTTCCTACAAAGATGCGCTGACTTTGGTTATGTGACTGTGGCACTAAACACGGATGAGTTTATTGAAGCCTACAAAGGTAAAGCTCCAGTCATGTCATACAACGAACGCGAAGAAGTGTTGCTGGCTTGTAAGTATGTAAACCGTGTAATACCTAACACGGGCGGTGCTGACTCCAAACCATCTATCTTGTATTCGCAAGCCGATCTTGTAGTTATTGGTTCGGATTGGGCTAAACGTGACTACTACAAACAAATGGGTTTCACGCAAGAATGGTTAGATCAATACGGCATTGGTTTGTGTTACATCCCCTACACGGTTGGCGTGAGTAGCACAGATATTAAGAAGCGTATTGTTGAGCGAGTAAAATAGGTTGATAAGGAGTTTAAATGGCAATCACTAACGGGTACGCAACTTTGGCTGAAGTCAAGGCCGCACTCCGCATACCTACCGCTGACACGGTAGATGACACTCTTCTTGAGATTGCTATCGAGTCAGCATCAAGAGCTATTGATTCTTACACTTCAAGACACTTTTATAGTGCTGGAACTGCTTCTCGCATCTTTGTCGCAGACAGCAACAACTACCTTGTCATTGATGACGCTTCAAGCATTACTGAAGTGGCTACTGCGGATGACCTTGACGCAAACTTTAATACCATTTGGTCTGCTTCTGACTACCAGAAAGAGCCACTAAACAATGTGATGGCTGGCATGACCGGATGGCCTACCACCGCTATTCGTGCAGTTGATGACCTGTTGTTCCCTGTAAACGGTCAGGAAGCCCTGGTGCGTGTCACAGGTGTGTGGGGTTGGTCAGCTATCCCATTTGCTGTCAAGAAAGCAACCATTCTTCAAGCTGCATACTTTTTCAAGCGTGACGAGTCACCACTTGGTGTTTTGTCATCACCTGATCTTGGTTTTATTCGCGTTGGCACAAAGGTTGACCCTGCTGTGGCTATCCTTATTGACCCTTACCGTTCGATGCGACAATACTTCTAATGGCAACTCTTAGTGAAATCCGTGACGGGTTAGCAGAGAACCTGTCAAACATTGCAGGGTTGCGAACTGGTGCAACAATGCCGGCACAGGTCAACCCGCCATACGCAATCATTACTCCTGAAGGTATTGAATACCACAAATCGTTTCACAACGGTTTCAACACTTACAACTTCACCATTACGGTGATTGTTGCACAGGCTGACTCACGATCAGCCCAAATCAAACTTGATGAATACTGTTCTCCAACGGGTTCGTCAAGTATTAAGAGTGCGATAGAATCAGATAGGAAACTTGACGGCAAAGCTTTTGACCTGATTGTGACCGACATGAGAAACTACGGCTCAACAACCATTGGAGAAATCACCTATTTGGCAGCAGAGTTTACCTGTGCTGTTCAAGCTAACTAAGGAGTCAAATTGGCAGTTTATGCAGCCACAGACCACAAGATCACAGTAAACGGCACGAACTTTTCAGGCGTTTTGCAGAGTGCCAGCCTTGATCTTTCAGCAGATGAACTAGAAACCACAGCGTTTGGTGGCGGTTGGAGAACCCGTGTAGCCGGTCTTAAGACTGGTTCGGTTACTCTAAACTTCTTCCAGGACTTTGGTGCTTCTGGCGTAGATTCTACGCTTCACCCACTATTCAACGGTGGCTCATACGCTACTGTTGTTATCACCCCAACCAGCACCGCTGTTTCGGCAACTAACCCTGCCTACACTGCTGTATGCTTGGTTTCACAGTACCAGCCATACTCGGCTTCTGTTGGTGACATTGCTACCCTTTCGGTAACATGGCCTACCAGCGGTACTGTTTCTCGCGCAACAGCCTAATCTAAGGAAAACAAGTGAAAATCAACCTACGCATAGAGTTTCTCAATGGTGAGAGCAAAGAGATTGTTTGTTCTGCTTCGGATCTTGTAAAGTTCGAATCAAAATACGACATTAGCATTGCCACTTTGGAATCCAATTTGAAGTTCACACATTTGTGTTTCTTGGCTTGGTCAAGTGAATCAAGAACTAAAGCTACCGCTTTGGATTTCGATACCTGGATGGATTCTATTTCATCAGTTGGAGCTAGTGAAACCGACCCAAAATAATTGGGTTGGGCGATGAATCAGCACATTGGTACATCGCTTCACTTGCTTGCGAAACGGGTATTAGTCCGCGTGAGTTGATGACATTGGATGATCGAATGTTGTGGACTCTTGGCCGTTACTTGGTTTGGCGTAATCAACAGCAATCTCGCTAGGAAAGCCCCCCTTGTGGGGGCTTTCTTTATTTGCGGTAAACTTGTGTAAGGAGTGCTGATGGCTGACAAACAAATTATTCAACGTGGTGGTCGCACCGGCATTACGATTACCGATTATCGTGATTTGATTCGTGAGCTGCGAACTGTTGATCCTGCGTATGCTAAAACTTTGAAAGCTAACTTTAAACGCATTGCTCGACCTATGCGACAGGGTATTGCTAGGGCTATCCCTAAATCAGCACCTACTTCTGGTATTCACATTAAAGATCCGCGTCGAACTGTGTCTGGTTTTAAACCTGTTGTTGTGCCTGGTCGTCTGTCTTGGGGGCCAAACGCACAAAATGGTGGTATCGCAGCTAAACACACAGTTGTTGAAGCAACTAAGCAAAAGTCTTGGCGCAAGGTGAAGCGTCTTGGTGAGTTGTCTATTGTTCGTGTATCGGTTGATAATGCTGCAACTGTTATGGCTGACATGGCTGGGCGTTCACGCAATTGGATTAATAAGAAACCTATTACTAGACCGTATTTGTATTCTCGTGGTGGTAATCAGGGTGTGCGTCAGCACCGTGTCAATGGTCAGGGTATAGGCATGATTAAAGCTCTTGATCGTGGTAAGGGTGTTCAACAAAATAAAGCTTCGCGATGGATTTGGCCTACTGCTGAAAAGCATAAAGAAAAGGTCACTATTGAAGTTGTAATGTTGTTAGATGGGGCTAACAAGTATTTGAATGAAAGGCTCAAAACTAGATGAGTGGAAAAATCTTTGTACCGATTGTCACCGGTTTTGATGGTGCTGGTCTTAGTAAAGCAACTTCTGCTTTAGCTGGTTTTGGTAAGACTCTTGGCGGTGCTGTTAAGGGTTTTATTGGTATTTCAACAGCTGCCCAGGGCATTCAGATGGCTGTTGGTGCATTGACTGATGGTGTTACTCAGGCTCGTGATCTTGAGCGTAACTTTGCTGCCTTGAATGGTGTATTTGGCGAGTTTTCTGGCAAGATGAAAATGTTTTCTAGAAATAGTGCTGAGTTTGGTTTGTCGGCTGTTGAGTCTGCTAAAGCTTCTGTGTTCTTGGGTTCGGTGCTGAAGCAGTCTGGTTTCAGTATGGCTGAAACAAGTGATCAGACTCAGCGACTTGTAAAACTTGCTTCTGACCTTGCGACCACTTATGGGTATGATGTTTCTGAAGCGTTGACGGGTATGACGGCTTTGTTCCGTGGCGAGTATGACCCGATTGAAAAGTTCGGTGTTGCTATGAAGCAAGCTGAAGTTAATGCTTTGTTGTTGGAGCGTGGTCAAAAAGGTTTGACTGGTGCTTCTTTGCGTAATGCCCAGGCTGTTGCTCGTCTTGATTTGCTTTACCAGCGTGCCGCCGACTCTATGGGTGCTTTTGCTCGCCAATCTGATTCGTTGTTTGTTGCTCAAAAGAAACTTGATGCTTCTTACCAGAACATGATGGCTTTTTTGGGTTCAGGTTTGCTGAAACCATTAGCAGATTTTTTAAATAATGTTAGAGAGTCAATGTTTGCTCTCGAAAAACCTTTAAAAGCCTTTTTTGACATTACTGCCAGAATGGTAAAAGCCTTAGAGCCAGCCATCAGCATTCTTATTGAAGGTGCTGTTGCTTTCTTTGACATTCTAAACCCAATTTTTGACATGCTCGTTTCTATTATTGATGGTCTTATGCCAGCTTTTGCTGCTATTTGGAAAGTATTTAAAGTTGCTTTTAAAGCAATTAAAGGCGTTCTTGATGGTATTGCTTTCATTGTAAAAGTTGTAATGGCTGGTATTAAATTACTTTTAATTGGCGCACTTTTTCTTGCAAGAGTATTTGAAGTAGTTTTTGGGCCAATTATTAAAAACATTATGGGTGGTCTTGGCGATGCTTTTGCGCCATCTAATACCGGTATTGATGAGTTCAATGCTGGACTTGATAAAACTATTGCCAACATGACTAAGATTGATGGCAAATCTATGTCGGTGTCTATTGATGCTGGTTACATTGATCCTGCTATTAAGCGTCTACTTGAGTTAAATAAAGCTAAGGAAGCTAAGACTTCTGGTGGTTTGTCTGACGAGCAGAAGAAAAAACTTACTGACATTAAAGCCAGCATTGCTGACATTCTTACAAACATCATTCCTGGGCCACTAATTAAAAGACAACTTGGTGAGTTTGAAAGTGTTGTTGTTTCTTCTTTTGCGGACATTACAAAGAAAATTGATGAAGCCGTTTCTGCCGGTGTTTACAGCAAAAAGAATGCTGATGCTCTAAAGAAGTATGCAAAAACTGAAGCTGGTTATCTTTCTGACATTGCAAAGCGTCGCGATGAGTTAGCTGCTCGTCACGGTATGGCTAAATCTTTGATGGCAGAAATTAAATCTGCTGTGCTTGGTTTTGCAAACTTGTCTACCATTATGAATGACATTTCTGACAATGTAACAACAACTACTTCTTACATGGTTGACAACATTAGTGTGAGCATCACTAAGTCGGGTAAGGCTCTTATTTCGGCTGGTCAAATCATTGACAAGTATCGTGACATTGTTGGTCGCACTAAAACATTTGTTGCTGATCTTCAGGTTTTGCAGAAGATGGGTTTGAGTGCTGGTTTGTATAAGCAAATCGTAGATAGCGGTTTGGATGCTGGTGCAGGAATGGCTAGTGCCATTATTGCTGGTGGTCAAACTTCTGTTGATGAGCTAAATACTCAGTTCGCTATTTTGGGTGATTTGGGTAAGCAGATGGGTGAAACTACCGCACAGGTCATGTATGGTGCTGGTTTGGATCTCACTGATGGCCTGATTGAAGGTATTTTGTCTGCGGATGAGAAACTTCGTAATGCAGCTAAAACTTTGGCTCTGGTTTTCTCAAAAACATTTAAGAATGCTGTCGCCACCGGTAATACCGCAAACTTGAAAGTTGATACTTCTGCGTTAGATGCAATTACTGGCTCAGGATCTGTGACAGGTATTGCACCAACTGCATCAACAACTATTAATTTGACAGTAAACGCTGGTATGGGAACTGATGGTGCAGCTGTCGGAAAAGTTATCGTTGATTCTATTAAAAAGTATGAACGCACATCAGGAAAGGTTTTTGTAGCCGCCTAATGTCTGAGCCATCATTAAAAGTTGAATTACAAAAAGTAACCACTTCTGGTTATCACGACATTTCTAGTTATGTTCGTTCTTTTTCTCTTAGTCGTGGTCGCTCTCGACAATTAGATAAGTTTGAAGCTGGACAACTTAATATTGTTTTTAATAACAATACGCGTGCATTTGATCCGCTTTATACTTCTAGCCCGTTTTATGGGGCTATTGTGCCAAGAGCTAACATTAAAGTTACAGTTGGTGGTTTTATTGCTTTTTCTGGTGCTGTGACCGACTGGAATTTGGCTTACGATGTTTCTGGTCAATCAAACGCTACTTTAGTTGCTGCTGATTTATTCTCAGTTGTTTCCCAACAGATTTTTACAATTAGTTCGACTATCCCTGGAACGCTAGGTGATCAGTTTGGTTACTCTGGAGTTAGCGAACCTGACTTGGGAATCAACTGGTCAACATCTGTTGGTACAGTTTCGGGTATTGCTTCAAGTGCAACATCGCACACTATAACCGGTCTGAATGTGTTGGAGTTTTGGCAAACTCTTGAACGCTCTGAGCGTGGTTATCTTTTTGTTGGTCGTGATGGTTTGATTAACTTTTATGGGCGCAATCAAGAAAATAATACTGGTATCGTTTTGGCAGACGATGGCACAGGTATTGGTTATGTAGATTTGAATGTTATTTATGGCACAGAGTTGCTTTATAACAAAGCAATCATGTCACGAGTAGATTCATCTAATAACGCAGCTGGAACTGTAACTGCTAAAAATCCAACATCTGCAAGTTCTTATGGTTATTCGCTTTATGAAGATAATGGTTTGATTTATGACACTGATACTGAACTTACTGATGCTGTAACAACTTTTGTTGTTGAGTATGGTGATCCTGAGTATCGTTTTGAAAGTGCATCAATTGCTTTACATGGTTTGAGTAATGCTAATCAAAACTCTTTATTGGCCCTAGATTTGACCGACAACATTCAAATCAAGTTTACGCCTAATGGCATAGGCTCAGCTCTATCAAAGTTCGTTAAAGTTATTGGTATAGAATTGAGTGGCGAGCCAGGTTCTTGTGTGATGACAATGCGTTTTGAAGAAATCTATAATGGATACCTTGTTTTAGACAGCGATTCTTATGGTTTGTTAGACTCTTATAGATTGTATTGGTAAGGATAAATAATGGCTGGTGCTGGTTTTCGCACATTTGCGGCAGGTGAAAAACTTACTGCTTCCAATGTCAACACTTATTTGATGCAACAAAGCATGATGGTTTTTGCTAGTGCTGCTGCTCGTAACAGTGCTATTAGCTCACCTTCACAGGGAATGACTGTTTACCTATCTGATGAAGGCCGTACTCACACATATACCGGTAGTGCTTGGAAACCAAATACGCCTTTTACAATTGAAACTGGCACATTTTCAGTAACCGGTAACGGATCGCAAAATTACACTGCAAGTCGTTTTACTTCCGCTCCTGTTGTTATTGCGACAATCCAATCAGGTAATACTCAAAGAACAAGCGTTAGCTGTGTTGCTAACGGAACAACTGGTTTTACAGCCTATGTTTGGGCTGGCGCAGTTGCATCTACTACTGCAACAACTGTTCATTGGGTAGCAATTCAAGCAATTTCATCGTCAGGAACTGGATAATGGTTGAGTTTATTTGTAAAGATGCTAACTGTGTCAATAACGACTTTGTTACTGAATGGCCTGAAGATACGGTTAATGTGACTTGCGTTTGTGGCACACTGCTAACTGCACAGGTGAAGTAATGGATGAGAAACCGACTAATTCGTCTTTGCTTATTCGCATTGATACTCGTCTTGCTGTGATTGAAACGAAGATTGACCAACTGGCGGATCATGAAGATCGTTTGCGCGAACTTGAGAAAGCTCGTTATCAGTCTGCCTGGATTACTTCTATTGTGTCGTCTGCGCTTGCGTCGGCCATTGTTTATATGATTGTGAAGGTGATTGTGTGATTAGTCCGTCAACTTATAACATTACTTGTCCGCAGGGGGCAACGTATAACACTACTTTTACTGTGACACAGGATGGTGTGCCGTTGAATTTGACGGGTTACACAGCAGCTTTGCAGGTTCGTGATTCTTACACTTCTGCGGATGTTGAGATTAGTTTGACTGCTGGTTCGGGTATTACTTTGGGTGGTACTGCTGGCACGATTAATGTGGTTGTTTCTTCGGCTGTGTCTGCTGGTGTTGCAGCTAATACTTATGTTTACGATTTGGAGCTGTATTCGGGGGGTACTACTACTCGTTTGTTGCAGGGGTTTTGGAAGCACACACCGGAAGTTACTAGATGAGTGATCTTGTTGTTACTGTTGTTGAGAATTCGCCTACTGTAACTGTTTCGGATGCGACGGTTGCTGTTGACATTGTGGAGTCTGTTACGCAGCTGACGGTTTCTAATGTTGGTATGCAGGGCATTCAGGGCGCTACTGGGGCTACGGGGCCACAGGGATCTTCTGGCGTAATCGCGGTTACGTCACCGATTACAAACTCTGGTTCATCGACTTCCGCGCAACTTGGTTTAGATCAGACGGCAATCACTATTACCCCGTCACAGGTTTCTGGCACAGCAGTTATCACAACTGATAGCCGTTTGTCGGATGCTCGCACACCAACAACTCACGCGTCTAGTCACGGGTCGGGTGGGTCTGATGCTGTTACGTTGGCGCAGTCGCAGGTAACAAACCTGACCACGGATTTGGCTGCTAAAGCGGCACTAACGGCTATTCAGACTTTGACTGGTCAGCAAACCATTCAGACTTCTGCGGCTGGTAACAAGGGTTTGATTGTCAAGGGTGCAGCGTCACAGAGTGCCAATCTACAAGAATGGCAGGATTCAGCAGGAACACTTATTGGTCGTTTCTCTGCTGGCGGCTCGCTTATTGCGTCAAGTTATGTTCAGGCTGGCTCGATGGGTAACGTCTTAGGCCAAATAACTTCTTATGCTGGTTCGGCATCAACTATTGGTGCTGTTATCCGTGGTGCAGCGTCACAGTCGGCGAACTTGCAGGAATGGCAAGATTCAACAGGCACGATTCAAACACTCGTAAACTCATCAGGCGGATTTACAACAAACCAGCGTGGAACTTTTGGAACAACATCGCTTAGCGCACTTGCCCACCTAACCGTTGCACAGGGCAACGCTGGTCGTGTTTCGTTTGGTGTCCAGAACACTCAGTCAAGCAATACTGGTGACTTAGTTAATTATTTCAACTCTTCGTCTGCTGTTATTGGTGGCCGTAACTCTAATGCTCAAATCTACACAGGCATGACAACTCCACTAACAAGCCCTGTTGGTGGAACAATCCAAAGCATCGCAACAGGTGCTAACCCGTTAGTAACAATGGCATCAGCGCACAATCTAGCGGTCGGTGACATTGTGGTTTTGGCTGGAACAACTGGCGGAACTTATAACGGAACTTTTGTTATCGCAACTGTGCCAGCATCAACAACTTTT